ATATGCTCGATGAGAATCCTGGCACGCATGGATTGAAAATGCTTGCTATGAAATACACCGAGTATGGCGATTATGAAAAACCAATGTATAATTGGATTGAGCAGTATCGCAAAGATCATAAAGTTCTCAAAGATGATTTTCGTTGGGAATGGATTCCTTTTGATGTAATGAAGACTTACGCAGCTATTGATGCTGCTGTAACCTTTATTCTTTTCGAGAAGTTTGAGAATGCTCTCAAGCGAGGTAACCCGCAACTTCTTCGTGTATACAAAACGATTCTTCTTCCAGCATCTCGGTTTTTGATGGATGTTCAAGATAATGGTGTTCCATTCTCAATGGATCGTTTGATCGCTAGTCAAGAGTTGATGGGCAAAGAGATTGAAGAAGCTGTAGAAGAACTTCGTAAACATCAGTCTATTGTTGCTTTTGAAAAAGAGCAGGAAAAGGAGTTCAATCCAAATAGCGTGCTTCAGCTTCGTAAACTTCTGTTTGATTATGTTGGCCTCGAGCCAACTGGCATTATGACAGAGAAAGGCGAGCATTCTACGAACTCCGAAGTTCTTGAAAAACTGGCGGAAGAGCACGAGATTCCTAGACTTATTCTCGAAATTCGTAAAAAGACGAAGATTAAGAATACTTATCTAGATAAGATTATTCCTCAGCTAGATTCTGATGGAAGACTTCGTACTAACTTTAATTTGCATGGTACAACTTCTGGCCGTCTTTCTTCGAGCGGAAAGCTGAATATGCAACAGCTTCCTCGAGATAATCCAATTATCAAAGGATGTATTAAAGCTCGAGAAGGCCATAAGATCGTGTCAATGGACTTGACAACTGCAGAAGTATATGTTGCAGCAGTTCTTGCCGATGATCTTGAGCTTCAGGACGTATTTCGTTCTGGAGGAAACTTTCACTCTACAATTGCAAAGAAAGTCTTCCGTCTTCCTTGTGAAGTAGAAGAAGTGGCAACCAAGTACGCTTCTGATCGTCAGGCTGCAAAAGCCGTAACCTTCGGTATTATGTACGGCGCTGGCCCTCAAAAGATCAGTGACCAAGTAACAAAAGATGGCGGTGTTCTATCCGTTGGCGAAGCGAAAGATATTATTAAAGAATATTTTGGTGCTTTCTGGAAACTGGAGGAGTGGATTAATGAGCAAAAAGCATTCATTGAGAAAAACGGACACGTCTATTCTTACTTCGGAAGAAAGCGTAGACTCGATGCAGCAAAAGACAAAGAAAACAAAGGAACCCAAGGACACGCAATCCGCTCCGGCCTTAACTTTCTTGTACAGTCTGCGGCATCGGATATTAACCTGATCGGTGCTATCGAAGCAAATAGCATTATCAAACAGCGTGGCATGAAAGCTAAAATCTTTGCTCTCGTACACGACTCTATTCTTGCAGAAGTACCTGACGAAGAAGTAGAGGATTACAAGAATATTATTCGTCAGGAGATTCAAAAAGATCGCGGTATTTCAATACCAGGATGCCCAATCGGATGTGACATTGATGTCGGAGACGATTATTCAATGGGCAAGTTTGAAGCAAAATATGCTAGTTCCCTTAAACTACAAGCAGCTGAATAGATCAATCAAATTTCCAATTTATGAACTCTCGTCGGAGGAAGTGTATTCCTCTGACGGGCTTCTTTTTTTAAATGGAAAGGTGCTTGACGATAAAAATCAATCTGGAAAAACTCTTGGTGAGCGGCGTCTTCAGACACCACATCAAAAAGCACCGTTAAATAGAGCTTATCCAGCTTTTATTGATGCTGTCAAATCTACTCATGCTCTTTTTATTGATAGCAAGGGAGTGCCTTTTCGATATGATCGAAATAAAATGTGCACTGTTGAATCTCGAAAAATAAAGAAAAAGGTATCAAGAGGAACGTATACTCTTCTTTACGTGGATAATATTACAAATCTATACTATATGAATCGTTATCCAGCTGCGGAAGAGTATGCTCAAATACTTTACCTAGATAAATTACCTTGGCTACTCTATGGAGTATCTGAGATCGAACTTAAACCTTTCCGAAAAGTAATATGAAAGCAGTTATTTCTAATAGAATATATCTTACAGCTCGAGATCCAGATCACATTCTTGAAATGGAGAAGGCACTCACCTATAGGATCGAATCTTATAAAGAAGATGCTCCGCCGATTATTATTAAAAATTTGAGAAAGATCCGTGATAATCTGTATTCGATACCCGTCGGTCGTACAGACCTAATCCCAAAAGGCTATGAGATCGTCGACAAAAGAATCGAAATTCCAGAAAAATTTCCGGACTTTCGATTTGAGCTTCGAGAGAGCCAACAAGAGGTATACGATAAAATTGATGGCAATGCTGTTATCAATGCTTTTGTATCTTGGGGAAAGACATTTACAGCTCTAGCAATTGCAGCAAAGCTAGGACAAAAGACGTTGATTGTAACTCACACAATTGCTCTTCGCACCCAGTGGGAGTCTGAGATTAAAAAAGTTTTTGGCATTACGCCTGGCGTAATAGGAAGTGGACAGTTCAATACCAACGCACCTATTGTAGTTGGAAACGTACAGACACTTTATAAAAAGCGAGAAAACATTGACAAACTCTTTGGTACAATTATTGTTGATGAGTGTCATCACATTCCAGCTAACACTTTCAATCGTATCGTGGATACGAGTTATGCGAGATACAAAATCGGATTGACTGGAACAGTAGAGAGAAAAGACGGGAGACACGTTCTTCTTCCGGACTACTTCGGCTTCTCTCGCTTCACGCCTCCGCGTGAAAACTATATGGTTCCTTCTGTTGATGTGATTCAGACTAAGATTCGATTTATGGATGGTGCACGAACTCCTTGGGCAATTCGAGTAAACGATCTTGTCGCTCAAGAAGAGTATGGAGAGCTTATCGCACTTCTTGCAGCTACCTATCATCGAAAAGGCCATAAGGTACTTCTTTTGTCTGATCGAGTTACTTTTCTCAAACGAATTGCTGCAACTCTCGGAAATCACTGTGAGATTATAACTGGAGAAAACTCCACCGAAGATCGAAATGCAAAAATTGCTAAAATTAATGCAGGAGAAGTGAATATTCTTCTTGGAACGCAAAGTATTTTTTCAGAAGGAATTAGTGTGAATCCTCTGAGCTGTTTGATACTTGCAACTCCAGTAAATAATACACCTCTTCTCACTCAGTTGATTGGACGAGTTGTACGAGAATTTCCAAATAAGAAAGCTCCTGTAATCGTTGATATTAATCTTCGTGGCAAGACGGCAGAAAAGCAAGCTCAGTTTCGTCTCGGGCACTATATCAAAGAAGGATATTCAGTTAATTTCATACCAGTATAAAAATTGTACTTGACTTTTTTTGCTCGATCCGGTATAATATCTTTTTTGGGGACATTACAATGATTTTTTTCGATTGGCCTACAGTATTTCGTGAGTCTCAAGCTCTTCCTACGAAGATTCTTGATATCATAGCTTACATTACTTTTAAGCCGATTCCCAAGAATCACTACGATGGTCATCTGAAAAAGATGTCTACAATTAACTGGATTGGCCACTCTTTTTTGCTTAATCCAAAAAAAGTGATTACTGCACGAGAAACCTTTCCCGAAGAAAAACTTGCAGAATATGTGGCGCTAGCAAGTTTTCGAAATTATAATGAATACAAGGTCACAAAGCGAGCTACTCTTTCGGTATATGAATGTCCAATATCGCTGGAGTCTTTAACCAACAATAAACTACTTACCATCAGAAACGATCAAATCTATTTCTGCTGGGAAGAAGTTCTTCACTAGGAAAAACAAATGGGTATTAAATTTACGAGTTCCTCTGGTTCTGCTAAGAAAAACAATCTTGAGCAGTATGCGTACAAAGCTGGCGACAACTGTGTACGCCTCTTCGGCGATCTTCTTCCGCGCTATATCTACTGGATTCAGGGCGACAAGGGCAAGAACATTCCGATGGAGTGCCTCTCTTTTGATCGTACCGCAGAACGCTTTACGAATGTCGAAAAAGACTGGGTAAAGGAATACTATCCCGATCTGAAGTGCTCGTGGGCATATTCGATTCAGTGTATCGACCCCAATGATGGCAAAGTCAAAATCTTCAATCTGAAAAAGAAGCTCATGGATCAGATTCGTGTAGCTGCAGAAGATCTGGGCGATCCGACTGATCTTGAAAACGGTTGGGAAGTTCACTTCAAGCGTGTAAAGAACGGCCCGAACGTGTACAATGTCGAGTACACTCTTCAGACTCTGAAGTGCCAAAAGAGCATTCGTCCGCTGACGGACGCTGAGCGAGCTGCAATTGATGCAGCAACTCCGATCGACGAGCTGCTTCCGCGTCCGACGCCGGATCAGCAAAAAGAATATCTCGAGCGCATGATGAGCGGCGCTTCTGAGAGCAATACCGACGAAACGATTGATGAGGAATTCGATGTAGCATGAGAATACTGTTTTCGGCTGACTGGCATATCAAGCTCGGTCAAAAGAACGTGCCTACTAGCTGGGCACGTTCTCGATACCAAAGTTTCTTTGATAAGCTAAAAGAGCTGGAAGATACGGTAGATCTACATATAATTGGCGGCGATATATTTGATAGGGTTCCAACTCTTGATGAGTTGGAGCTCTATTTTTCGTTTGTAAAAAGCGTAAAAATCGAGACAATTATATACGATGGCAATCACGAAGCAACAAAAAAGAATAGTAGTTTTCTAACAATTCTTTCCGATGTAAGTACAAATTTGAACAAAAATGTTCGAGTAATTACATCTAGCTATGAAGATGCTCGAGGATTTTCAATACTTCCTTATTGCGAACTTCATAAAAAAGATTCCATCGAAAAGCTCAATCCGTCACTTCCGTTATTCACTCACGTAAGAGGAGAAATTCCACCACACGTTACGCCCGAAGTTGATTTAGATCGATTTAATGCTTTTCCAATTGTATTTGCTGGCGATTTGCACGCGCACTCCAATTCACAGCGAAACATTGTGTATCCAGGTAGTCCAATGACAACGAGCTTTCATCGCTCAAAAGTGAGCACAGGAGTTCTTCGAATTGACGACTGGAAACCGGAATGGCTTGATCTTGATATGCCGCAGTTGATAAGAAAGACTGTCGGTACGACGGAAGAAATGATTCCTGGCATTCGAGATCATATCATTTACGAACTCGAAGGAGATATGCGCGATCTCGCAAAAGTTGCAAATACGGAATTGCTAGATAAGAAAGTAGTAAAACGAAACATTGAGACTTCTCTCGTGTTAGATAAAAACATGACACTTGCAGAAGAGCTTGTGGAGTATTTAACCTACATTTTAGAAATCTCGGAAGATAAAATACCTGATATTGTAGGCTTGTTCAATGATTACACTAAGAACATTGAAGTGGGATAATTGTTTTTCCTATGGCGAAAACAATATTCTCGATCTCTCAGAAAATAAAATCACTCAAATTCTTGGAACAAACGGAGTTGGAAAATCTTCTATTCCTCTGATTCTTGAAGAAGTTCTCTTCAATAAGAATTCAAAAGGAATTAAAAAAGCTGATATTCAGAATCGCCTTGTCGAAAAAGGCTATAATATCTCTTTGTCTTTTTCAAAAGATGCTGACGAGTATGAAATCGACTTAGTTCGCCGTGGTGCGACTATTAAAGTAAAACTGTTTAAAAACGGTGAAGACATTAGTAGTCATACTGCTACAAATACTTATAAGACTGTGGAAGAGATTCTTGGAATTGACTTTCGCACGTTCTCACAAGTAGTTTATCAAAATACGAACTCAAGTCTGAATTTTTTGACTGCAACGGATGCAAATAGAAAGAAGTTTCTTATTGATCTTCTTGGTCTCGAGCAGTATGTAGAATTGTTTGAAGTATTTAAAACTGCTTCGCGTGATGTAGAGCAGGAGTTTTCAAAACTTGACGGAAAGATCGGTACGATTGAAAAATGGCTAGAATCAAATAAACTATTTGATACGAATCCAAAAGACATACTACCACTTCCAACTATTTCTTCTGAAGACCAACAGGAGATGAATAGCCTTGCGATTGAATTGAATAATATCTCTGCGACTAATAAGCAGATCTCTAAGAATAATCAACTAAAAGATCTTCTTCGACAGATTCCGATTAATCAGATTCGTGAGATGCCGGAAGATCAAGTAGAGTCGTATGATACGCATCAAGCAAAGCTGGGAGAGATAAAGACTGTAATCAGTTCTGCTAAGCGTCTTATCGACAAGATGGAGGACTTAGGAAATGTATGCCCAACTTGTGAACAATCAGTACCGGAAGAATTTAAACTCGACCACATTCAAAAAGAAAAACAAAAGATTGCTGAGCAAGAAGGAACATACAAAGATATACAGGCAAAAATTAAGGAAATTCAAGATAAAAATGAGAGGGTTATACTAAAGAGTCGAAAGATCAAAGAATGGGAAGATCTTTATCGTTCGATTGACCAAGAGATGCCTTCAAAAATTCTTGATGAAGATGAGCTAAAGGATAGGCTATCTGCTGTTAGGGCAAAGATTAAGGACACCGAAGCAGAAATCGCTCGAATAAGTCGTGAGAATAATAGCAGATCTTCGCATAATGCAAAGATTTCAGTTATTCAGGAGCAGACAGATAGCTTTAAAAAGCAGCTAGACGCTCTTCGCGTTGATTACGATGTATGTAATTCAAAGCGAGCAAATCTTGAAGTTCTGAAAAAAGCATTTAGTACGAATGGATTGGTTGCTTATAAGATTGAAAATCTTGTAAAAGAGTTGGAAGAGCTTACTAGCAACTATCTATCAGAGTTATCAGACGGTAGATTCACATTGAACTTTACGGTTAGTAACGATAAGCTAAATGTAGAAATTACTGATAATGGAAATGTGATTGATATTCTGGCACTTTCTTCAGGAGAACTTGCTAGAGTGAATATTGCAACTCTTCTTGGAATACGAAAGCTAATGAGTAGTCTTTCTTCTAGTAAAATTAATGTTCTCTTTCTTGACGAAGTGATGAACGTACTAGATGAACTTGGAAGAGAAAAGTTAGTGGATGTTCTACTTAATGAAGACCTCAATACTTATATTGTGAGTCACCAGTGGTCGCATCCTCTTTTGAATAAAATTGAGGTTCAGAAAACCCGAGGCATAAGTGGAATCATTGTATAATGGTAGATTCAAGAATGAAAGGACAACGTGGTGAATATCTAGTAAGAGATCTACTGCGAGAAGCGACAGGGCTTAATTTTGAGAGAGTGCCCAGTTCGGGCGCTCTCTCTTATTTAAAAGGTGATTTGTATATTCCTGATGCTAAAAATGTGTATTGTATCGAAGTAAAGAACTATGACGGTAGTCCATTGAATGATAAGATATTTACAAATAAAACTAATTATCTTAGCAATTGGTGGGAGAAAGTAGTACAACAAGCTGGACTTAAACTACAGAAGCCGCTTCTGTTTTTTAAATACACAAGATCAAAGATTTTTGTAGTAAGTCCAGACAAACCAGTAAATACAAAGCATATGTACATCTCATGGCTAGACTGCTATGTGATGCTCGCAGAAGAATGGCTAAAACAAGAAACAGTGGAGTTTGTTCG